CCCACCAGCAGCCCGTGCAGGAACTCCATCTTGACCAGCCATAAGCGGGAAGGCGTTAGTACCGCTAACTTGGAAGGCAGGGCAAGCACCGATCTGGACAGCAGCCGAAGCTTCTACTGCACTGTCACCAGCACAGCGAATGAATCGCATCGAGTTAGTAGCCTCCAGAATCTCAAGCGCACCTTCAAGGGCCTGACCCTTAACGGCTTCGCTCGGTTCACCGAAGGTATCGACAAGCTGCTGTTGGCTAGTGATCAGCGTGGCTTTGTTGTTGTTTAAACCTGCGATTGGTCCTCGGTCTGCGAAACCGACGATACCAACAACAGATGAATTAATTTGGGCGGGGTAGTCAGAGATATCCTTCTCAATGACATATACACCGGGGCTAACGTAGTTGGGCATTTAAATTATCTCCTATGCGTTTTTGATCGAGATTAGACTTCGTTGTTGATATCTAATAACATCGTCAGTGATATACGAAGCAGGGACTTGAATACTCTGCTCTGGAGCTAAATAAAAGCTTTTAACACCTTCTTCAGTTTGTAAATAGATGTTCCAGCTTTGTAGACTAGTGTTGGTGAGTCGCTTCATATCATTATCTCCTTAGTATTTACTCAACTTGTGAGGGTTTTTATTATTTTTTTTCATATATAGTGGCATCCAATTTGAACTCTTCAATTTCACCTGTAGATGTGATGATAAATCTAGGGTTTGGAATATAGCCTTCTAATTTTACAGAAAAGGATCTCCTAACAACGCGCTCTTGCCTGTCAGAAGTATCCAGAGAGGATTTATCAGATTCTTGCTCAATATGAGCTTGAGCTACATTAGTTTGTGCGGTCTTAATAACTAAGTGTGGGTTGAATAGTAGTCTAACTTGCTCGACCAACTGGTCCATATCAGCCTTATATTTGCACCACACATTAATGTTGTACTCAATATCTACTGCTCTCGGAGCCTCACTAATGATACGAACTGCTCTTTTTTTCTCTTCACTCCAAAAAGTTTCGTTAATTATCTGTGCTGCTGGTCTTCTTCGGTTATCCGCATTTGCCGAGGAGTTTTGGCTAATAGATATGATGGGTAGAATAATGTTGTTTTCTTGCTTCAGCTTGGCGATGGTCCGCTCAGGGTTTGCGTGGATACATCTAACATCTACAACCTTATCCTCGGAGTTCATATACCCTAGAGTCCCAAGTTTAGAAATTATATACTGCAAAGCATCACGATAGAAGTGAGGGATAATATTTACTTTATTAGTACGCTCTGCGATCTTTCTTCTTGCCCACATGGTGGGATCTTCCCCCACATCCGAGACAGAAATGTCACCAGTCGCAAAGCTTTCTAACATAGTGTTTCTACTAAAGCTCATTATACCCTTCCTCTAAGCTCTTAACTACTTCTTGTCTTCCAAGAGGCTCAGATACATCAGTGAGGGGTGTATCTTGTACATCATCAGAGTCGCGCAGGAGTTTAGCAGCGCAAACAAGATGATAAACACCATAAATTTCAAAGCTATCTTCTTGGACTTCGATAATCTCATATCTCTGGTTCTGGAACTTGGGTTGAAGGACATCCCCAGCCTTGAGATGCCCCTTAATTCGCTGCTCCATGTAGCTCTTATTGAAGATAAAAATCTGATCGTTAGATAATTCAATTCCAAACTCAGTTAAGTTTTCCTCAAGAACCTTTGGCTCATAGTGACCAAAAACTATAACGGGATCTTTGGAGACAGGCTTGTTTCGAGCCTCCATGTATACGTCATCAAACTGATCCTCACCCTGAACATACTGGTAGTATAGAATCTCTGACCCAGAGATCTTAATCATCTCATCATCAACCATATTAAAAAGGTTGATGTCTGGGTTGACGGGATCAAAGAAACTTAACTCCCCACTAGACTCTTCAATCTGTGGGAGAGCAGGGGGTTTTACGTTAACCTTATAGTTATTATGAGCCATTAATAAGTTGAGAAGCGAGCGGGTTCTTCGAACTCATCAAGCAATCTCTTGAGAAGAGCTTCTTTCTCCTCTTGGCTTTCCTTAACGAGAGCGTCACCATTTAGCTTCGCACCACCACCGGGAGAAGGCACAGTTTGGTACTTGCCTCTAATCTGGCCTAAGGTTCCTTTAGCACACGCTAAGGCATAGTTCTGAATCCAGTTCCTATACGCTGGGTGTAAAGTGTCAGAGTTTAAGCCTCTGTAGATTACAATTGCTACTTGGTTATCTGTAACAGGCTTTGGACTGATGTGGAGGTATCTGTTGTCTAGCACCGAGAAGGAACCCTCTTGGCCTAAAATCTTTCTCATCATCTCCAGATTCTGCTGTAATAGGTAGAATTCCCCCACTCCAAAGTTTTGGAACAAGTAGTTATCTTGGAAGTATTTGATAAAGAAATCAAACTCCAAGGTACCAGCTTCTTGTTGGATGGATAGTAGGGTTTTTTTGTAGACCACATACTCTAAGTTGTTAAGAATATAACTCGGCAACTCGTAAGTGGACACCCCAGCAGTGCATTGAAAGGTTACAAACTGCGTAGAGAAAAGCGGAGCATGGTTATACATGGTAGTGACCGCTTCGTCAATACAAGTCTTAAGTTGGTATGGAGTTAACTCCACCCTAATTACGGGGTGCCCTAGTCTAGCTAAAACGAAGTCTTTAATTACTTCATCAAAGTGTGTAAACTCAACACCATCTACCGTGGTGGTGTTGTTAAGCTTCTCAACATCAATCTCACCATTAGTTTTAGTGGCATCATTAACATTGGCTCCTGCATAGGGAGCAAAGCTATTACCGTATGCTGCTAGCTTCGGTCGAGTCGGCATCCTTAATCACCTTTTTAGTAGTTTGTTTGACCGCTTTCTTAACTGGTTGGGGTTTTGGTGTGCTGTCAACTGCGACAAAGCCACCTCTCGGAGTAGTCGCCGCATCAATTATATCCCCTTCTCGTACAAGACGGAGATTCCCCTCCTGCACAATGACTACGGGGTCTTTTGTGATGCAACGAAATTTCATAGCTTCTTCTTCTTAGTAGCCTTCTTCACAACCTTTGGCTCTTCTACCACTGGCTTCGTTTGAACTGCTTCAGTAACCTCGATAAGCCAGTTCTGTAACCTTGGGGGTGCATCAGGAAGTTCGACAATCTGTCCGGGAATTAAAGTGGTTTTTCGATATCTCTCTTCGTAATCACCAACGTACATGTATTTTCTCATAGGAAGTTCCTCCTAATTATATAGGTAAAAGAGAAGAGCCGAGGAAAATTAATTCCTCGGCTCTTATCACTTTTAAACTAACTTACGTTAGATTACGGGCTTACTCGGTTACCACCTAAGGGGCTAGCGAGAGCTTTCTGACCGGGTTGGTACAGGAAGTTAGCCGTAGCACCGACAAGTCGGATGATGCGGTAGAAGCGACCCTCAGGCGATACAGCAGCCTTACCGTAACGGGTAAGGATACCCTTCCTTGGTTGGAAGGTAGTCGGATCGGTGATGGTGGGAAGCTGCTGGAGCGGGATGTACGGCGAGTAGACGTAACCTGCATCCATCGGGCTAGAACCCTTGTAACCAATCATGATCTCGTCCTCAGGGTACATCGGGTCGATGTAGAGATCATACTTGCCAGCGAACTTGCCACGGTACTCAATGGAGTTAGGCGTAAGGTTCGTCGGACGATCAGCAGGAGCCATGCCACCCTCAAGCTTCGCAGCCGATTCAAGCATCGAAGCGATGATTGGAGAGGTGACTAAGAACGTACCCGGACCACGGAAGGTCGTGCGGTAGATGTCGTTCGAGGCAAAGTTGATCGCAGCAAGAAGGTTGGCATACACCTGACCAACGTGCTGAGGAGCAAAAGCGGTTCCACGGAAGTCGCCAGCTAAGTCCACAAGGTAGACGTTGCTGTTAGTTCCCGAAGGGTTAAACGCACCAGCGTTAGCGAAGTCGTAGAGGTACTCGGTAGGAGTAAATCCACGCTCAGACGGGGTTTCAGTGGCAGTAGCCTTAGCTGAGTTGCGACCCGTAGCACCGAAGTCGTTGGAGTTCGCCATGTCGAGAGACTGACGGTTCCAGCCCGTCATACCAGACGGATCGTAAGCGATCATACGAAGATCTTCAATAAGCTCACGGTCGATTTCCAAGGTAAGTTCCTTAGAAAGAAGATCCGTAAGTTCACCCTCAAGGTTGAGGTTGTGGTATGCACGAAGGTCTTGAGCGGCTTCAAGAGTCCAGAGCGCACGCATCTTGCGAGTACGCGCAACAACGGGCTGCTGCTCAATGTGCATGTTCATCTCAGGGATTTCGTCACCCGCGAGAGTTTCACCAGCCGAGACACTGTAGCCGAGGATCGTAGTCGCATCCGGGAAGGAAGCGATTTGACCACCCATCGTAGCCGATGGCGCACCAGATGCGTTGTTGAAGACAGTACTAAACTGAATATCATCGTTGCTCGTACCAGCACCCTGCTGGATGGGGGTTGCAGTGTTACCACCATACGTCAAGCGGTACTTGCTGTAAATGGTTTCAGTGCGGTTGAACGACCCAGAGTGACGATCAGCACCGAGGTAGAAGATCTGTGAGACGGGACCACCCATCGGTTGAACACCGACAATGGCGTTGGCGATTAACTGTGGATAAACGCGACGAACGAGAGGGAATGCAAACTTCTGGAACGTGCCAAGCTTACCGACCGAAGTCGGAGCGTCAGCTTCGTCAACTCGATCCTGCTTCTCAGCAAGAATCGACTTGGCTTGGTTCTCAAGCAGTTGTGCAGTAACGCTACGAGTGTAGTCGTTGGAGATCCCCTCAAGCACAGGCGACCACTTAGTCAAGAGAGTAGAATTTTCTTGTAACATAGTATTTTTCCTTACTTAAGATTGGATTGAGGCATGAACTTCATAACCTCCGGGGTTAAGAGTTCGTTGTATGCCTGTGCTTCAGGCTTATTAACCTCTCTTTTGTCAACATCTTCTGCAATGATGACAGCTTTTTCGGAAGACTTAAACGGCTCGTCCTTAGATTCCTCTAATACATCGACAGCCTCTAATAGAGTTGCCTTATCTTCCTTAAGTCTATCGACTTTCGAAGAGACAGCTTTCAGGGAAGTAGCAAGCTTCTCGTTTTCCTCAAAAGATTTTTTGAGTTCTTCGGTAAGCACACTAACCTCTTCTTCATGCTCTCTCTGTTCTTGAACGAGATCAGAAATTGCGCTTTCTTCATCGTCCTTCTTCAGTTCCAGTGCCATCAAAGTTTTAACTGATTCGAATAGCGAAGCGTTGCGTAGAACGTCACTCTCCTCATTCAATTCTCTCATGGCTTGGTCTTTTACTTCGTCAACTCTAGAGCGGAGGAAGCCTTTGACCTTGGATTCAAGTTCGCGGACTTTCTCATCCACCTGTTCAGTGATGACGGTGTTAACCAGCGTGGCAATTTCCGTAATTGCAGCCTCCGAGAGACCCTCGGGCAGCAACTCAGCAATCGGCAGCGTTTGTTCGTTTGGTTTATTCATAGAGTTCGACTCCTATCAAAATATTTACAGAATAACTGTAGTTAAGGTTAAAAATTTTTATTTTTTGCTTAGTTTATTTTTGAGCATCGTAATAAAAACTTTTTCAGATAATGCCTTATCATAGGTCTGTCGTACCGTGTCATCAATAAATTTTGAATCCGTGGACTCGTTAACGAGGCCGGGGAAAGCTCCCTTCGTAGAAGGATCAGCAACCAGATCAAAAGTTACGAGCTTGAAGTCCTCGTTTACAACAGAATATTCACCTCTTTCTGTGAGAGATCCCATCCCTCTAGAGGAGATTCCGAGCTTAACACCACCCTTAATAAGAGCCTGTGCGACTTGGCCGCAAGGAGTATTAAGGATCTCAGCCTCACCAATCATCTCATCACCTCGCATTTGTAGCTTAGTAACTAGATGAGAGACATTGCCTAATTTTACCGCATCGTGGGTAGGGTGGTCAAGTTCACCCATGAGCCTGCGCTCAACAATAGCTTCATCCAACCGATTCATCTCCCGAACAAGAAGCTTCTTTTCATAGATTCTCTTGTTGTGGTTTGGGGAACCAGCGCGTTGAAAGATGCCAGCAATCTTCATAGTACCTGAAGACTTTGATTCCTCTAGAACTTGTAGTTCCTCAATAATAAATGTATCAGTAATAAACATTAGGAGCCTCCTCCTTTAATAGCTTTCTTAGAGTTCTTGATCTTGTCTTTAGCACCCGGCCCGTACTTACTCATTAGTCTCTTACTTTTGGTAGCACCATGTTTAAGTGCTGTCCTATTAGAATGTGCTTTTACACTCTTCCAATCAGAAGATGGAGTAGACGCTCCCGGAGTAAAGCCTTTGGCAATTTTCCCAGAACTCTTCTTGCCCCAACCAGCTTTAGAAATTACATAAAGCCTATCGGAGCCTTTAGTGCTGAAGACCTGTCCAACTGTTCCTTGTTCTAGAGCCTTGGCAATAGTAGCAAAGACGCGCACCCGACCTTTAACAGCCTTGGTAGCACCTTTTTTCTTTGCACCGTCTCTACTGGTATACTTCTCTCGGCCCTTGGATGATCCTTGGCCCGATTCGGCACGCCCCTCTAGAATATGGAATAAGCTCATGATCTCTTAGCTTTAATACGCTTGAGGATTCGTTTTACGTTGTCCTCTTCGTCATCCTTCTTAGTGTCTTTACTTTGGGCACCACCCATGTTCACACCCAGACCACCAGCAGCGGTCATCTCGGTAATAGTTTGTTTCATTTCCGAAACAAGCTCCTTTAATTCACTGACTAAGGATTTTAGTTCAGCAACTTCCGTCAAGGGTTGAGGGGTTGGTGTTTCGGGGATGGACTCTTGCTGTACTTCAGGCTGGTTGCCTTCAGTAAGGGAAGCGACGAAATCATTAGGAACCTCGATGTTAGAAACATCTGGTACCTGTTGAGTAATGTCTGGCGAGTAAGAAGATTGCACAGGGTTAAGAGTAGGAGGGGTGTTAAACCCCTGCCCACCAGTTTGTTCCTGAGCTAATAGCTTCTCCGCGAAATCTCCAACTGAGAACTCCACGTTAGCCTCA